GGTGTCTTACGATTGTTATAATGCAGAAAAACTTGTACGCATTCTTTACCTTTGAATTTATTTCTCCAATGTTCTAGCTCACAACCAGAATAAACCAGCATATCTCCGGGTTTTAAATCTACTCTAACACCTTTTGTGTTATCTGATACATATCCTTGACCTGGTTTGTTGCCACCTTTCGTAGGATCTGGTTCTAAATATATAGGCCAGTTATCACCACCAAGGTTCATAGTAGTAGATACTTCACAACTAAATCTGTCTTTGTGTCTTTTAAGAACATCCCCTTTTTTATAAATTCTTGCATAAGTATACGCAGGATATAATTTTAATCCTGTTGCCTTTTCCATTTGTGGCTGACACTTCAACATTAAAGTTTCCATAGCTATATTTGCATATTGAGAATAGGTATGAGGTATTTGACTATCAGCTTCTTCATATTGCCCTAATATATTTTCAAATGGTGAAAAATATCTAGCTTGTTTACAAGTATCATAAACTTGTTTTTGCATAGAAAAATAATTTGCAATAAAAGCTGCTAGATCTTTTGATATGGCTTGACGGATAATTGTATATTTTTTCTTTTTAAACATCTTTAGCCATGTCTTTTAATACAGCTGATATATTAAAATGAATAAATCTAAACGGAGCGTTACCATAATCTACAGAAAATTCGTGTTCTAAGTACCCTGGAAAAAACATAAGCAATCCTGGTTCCGCTTTAAAATGAATGAGTTCTGTGCCGGGCCATACTCCTTTTTGATTTTTCATATGTAATTTAGTTGCTCTTGCTCCAGTTCTAGGTTCGTGAAAAATTGGAACCGAAGTCTTGTCGCTAGCTTTTAAAAAATAAAAACCATTGACGTGAGTGTTCCAATGTACGTGTGCGGAATGATGTCCTCCACCTTTCTTAGCAAATTCTTGTACCCACATTTGTTCAAAGAAAGTTGTATACTTAGTCATATCAAACCCGGAATGATCTAAAAATTCCCAACACTTTTGACCTACATAGTTTCTAAAATCCATAAACTGAGTGTCTTCTAATAACTGTGTTGAATGATAACTTCTACCAAAATCTCCGTGAGCTTTAATATAAGCTTTAGCTTCCTTACTTTTTTTCGATTCTTTAATATATGGATCGGAAGCTTTGTTTAAAGACTTAACAAAGTCTTTTTTAATTTCACTCCATATAGGTGTTACAAAATAATTATTTATATACATTATCTAAAGGGCTTTCCTAAATGCCAGACAACAAGACTATATCTTGTGCCAGCGGTTACTGGTTTAACTCTATGCCATAGGTGTGAAGGAAATACTACGATAGAGCCTTTAGGTAATATTTCAGGTACGCTTCTTATATGTTTACTTTCATCTCTCATATGAGGATCATAATTTCTAAAATCAAATTCTAATTCTCCACCCCTGTACTCTGAGCCATCAGTTAACTGACAAGTCATAGATAGTTTTCTAACTTTGCCATTAGTAGGATCTCCTTCTTTTCTTTGATAAGGCTTATCCCAAGGATCGTTATGCCAATCGTAATATTGATGTAATTTATATTTTGTAAATTGACAAGACTCAGAAAAATCCCACTGAAAATTCCAACCAGCGTTTCTATTGGCTTCGTGTACATAGGGGTGTATTTCTTTATATATCCAAGTATCATTTAACCACACTAAATCTGATTTTCTTTTTCTTTGTATATTTTTAACATCTTCTTTTGATAATTTTTCTTTGTCATAGCCACCGGTTCTAGCTAATACTTCTTCTTTTGATAATGCATATTTAATCACTTCGTCACAGAATCGTGGTGTTAGTGCAGATTTAAAATACCAAAAATAATTAGATAAATTCATAGGTTGTAGTTAAAATAAAGTTTAAAGAATCTTTTTGATTATTGGTTATGTAATACATTTGTGTAGAAGGAAACATAATAAAACCATTATTTCTTAATGGTATATCCCAACTTCTTCCTGCTCTTCGATTGTCGTCATAATGGATTCTAACACTACAGTCTTTAACGTTGACACCATATAACAAAGTGTAATCTGGAGAATTTCTAAGGTCGACTGGATCTATATTAAGTAAAGGAACGGAAATTTCTTTTGGTTTATAAGTATTTCCCCACGTTTCTTTATTAACTAATTGAAAACCATATTCCAGATTAATATGTTCTCTTAAATAAGTATTGAGTTTATCCCATTCTCTTGAAAATGGAAATTTTTTGTTGTGAATTATTGATTGTAAAATGTCGCCTGATAATTTATCTCGGTCAATGTCCCAATCTTTAGGCATTGCCACATCACCATAATATAGAGCTTGCTCTGTTAATACTTTCTTTTGCATACCTACCACCATAAGTAATATTATTTAATTAAACTGTCAATAAAATTATACTGCGGGAGTTTTGTCCCAAGATTGGCCGGCTTCATTCCAGACATACTGAGTCTGAGCTGCTTTTTCTTCATCCGTTAAATCATCTGGAGCGTCACCAATTGGTGAATGCCAGGTAGCTGTAGTAGTATTTAAAACCCAACTTGCATAAGGTTTTTTAGGATAGAATATATTATTATCTTCATCCCAGATCATGCCTATACCTGCATAGTTTCCTCTTAATGCTTTAGAGTCATCGCCTGAACTATGTTTTCCGTGAGATGTATTATAAGATGTTTGAATCCACATTTGAGCAGGCCAGTTATTGTGTCGTTCTAAATATTGTTGTCCTACTGATTCATCTTCAACACCATCAGAGTTAAGCATATCATTATTATTTAAAGTCAATACTTGAATAACTCTTGAGTTAGCTCCTAGTTTTGCAAAGTGTGCCATAATTTTCTCCTTATATATTAATTTTAAATTTGTGTAAATACATATTAATTATTGAAATTTATACCTTATTACTACTACACCTGAACCACCATTTGCACCATCTACACCTGGTGCGTCAGAGCCACCACCTCCTCCACCACCTAAATTGGTTGTTCCTGCCACTCCAGCACCCGCTGGAAGAGTACCTCCAGCACCACCTCCACCTGGACCACCGGTCCCACCAGTAGAAACAGGAGCATTAACTCCAGTAGTTCCACCTCCGCCACCACCGCCTCTTGTTACTGATGCGCCTGTTACTGATGATGCTACTCCGCATCCGCCATTACCCGCTGCGTTACCACCAGGAGTTACTCCAATTGCTCCGGCACCACCACCGCCTGCAGCATTTGTAGCCCCACTTGGGCTATAATTATTAAATCCTTTTCCACCTGTATTTCCTTGAGGAGGAGTTGTTGGTGGAGTATTACCTACTCCTTTAACAGCACAAGGGGTTGCGTGAGGACCAGGGGCTCCAGGAAAAATATATCCACCTCCACCTCCTGAACCACCATCTAGACCTTCACCAGAACCAGGGGCAGCATAAGATGATCCGCCTCCACCACCTGCTGAAGTTATTGAATCAAAAGTTGAAGGACTACCAGTAGTACCAGCAGTTGAAGCAGGAATTCCAGCTCCACCTCCCCCTACTGTTATTGGATAAGGACTTGCGCTAAGTGTAATGGCATTGGTTGGTGAATTTGCTACTAAAGGGGATGCTGTAAAATTATCTATTGTTGCATTTCTTCCTTCTCTATAACCCCCAGCGCCACCACCACCACCTACTCCAGAACCTCCTGCTCCACCGCCTGCTACTACCGTATATCCTACTGTGTTTTCTGCAACTGTAGTTGAAATTGATGATACACAAAAAGTACCTGGTCCCACGAATGTTGCGACTTTGATATTAGCACAACAAGGCGCTGTTGTTAAAGTATTACAAGCTCCACTAACTGTAGCTGTAACAAAAGTTTCTCCTATAACATTTGATGTTGAATCTTGAACATTTTTCCAACCCTCTGTCCCATCTACATACACAAAAGTTACAGATTGACCTTCGGTTGACAAAGTTGCACTAGCATTTGTTCCACCTATTTTTTCTGAACCATTAGGTGTAACTGTTAAATTATTTGATGCAAAAGTATTTGTATAATCTACGACAGAAACTATGTTTCCAGCAGAACCTGCTGGTAAATTCATTGTAAAACCACCACTTGTAGTATTTGCAAAATAACCTTCACCTGTTGCTGCTGTAAAAGTTCCTGTCTTAATACTTCCTGTCTGCCAATCAACTGCACCTGTAGGACCAAAACCTGTTGCTGTTCCAGAGTTTGAAATTGTTGCACCAGAAGGAATCGTGAAAGTATCTCCACTATCTCCTAATGTAACAGTTCCACAATTGGTTCTTGGACTAATTTTATTTACTTTAACTTCACTCATGATTATTGGTATTTATATCTTATTATTACTATACCTGAACCTCCAGCACCACCTACACAACCTCCACTTCCTGGATTAGCAGCTCCACCACCTCCGCCTCCACCAGAATTAGTTGTTCCACTTACTCCATTTCCACCAGAGCCACCAGCTCCACCACCACCTTTACCACCTGATCCTACAGCAGGAGTTCCTGGATGTCCTCCACCTGATCCGCCACCACCAGCATAATATCTATATGAACCACAAGGTACACCATTTGAACCAAAAGCTGTTGGTAATCCAGCACCATCTCCTCCTGGAGATGGGCCTACTGGTCCACTATCAGGAGTTCCCTCACATATGGCACCACCTCCTCCAGCAGATCCATGATCTGGCGAAGTTTGAGCACACCCACCATTTCTACCTTGTGCGGGACTTACTGGAGGTGTATTTCCTGTTCCTCCTGTAGTTCCTCCAGGAGCACCGCCGCCTCCTCCGCCACCAGAACCGCCTGGTAAGCCTGGTTTACTACTTGCACCACTACCGCCACCACCACCACCTGTTGAAGTTATACATAAAGCGACTGAATTTGATCCTTGGGTTCCACATATTCCGCTAGTAGATGTTCCTGGAGCAGGAGCACCTGCTCCAACTGTAATTGGATAAGATTGTACGGCAAGTGTTACAGCTGCTGGTGCAGCTAAAGGTTTGCCAGGATAAGTTAAAGGTGCTAAAGTTGGTGCAGCAAATCTAAAACCTCCTGCTCCTCCACCTCCATTACAGTTTCCATCAGTTCTAGTAGCGCCTGATCCACCTCCAGCTACCACTACATATTCTCCTGCATTACAAGCAGGGGTCGCTGATAACGCACAAACTGAAAATGTACCGGGACCAGTAAAAGTGTGAATTTTATAATCTCCACAAGTAGTAATTGTTCCACCTGTTGCAATAATATAATCACTTCCTTTAGATGCATAGTCATTACTCTGAACTGATCTCCAACCTACTGTTGAATCAATATAAACAAAAGTTATACCTAATCCCTCTGTATTTAAAGTTAAAGGAGCACCAGCTTGTCCTCCGTTAATTTTTTCTGAGCCATTAGGATCAACAGTTAAAGCATTAGAATCAAACGTATTGTCATAATCTTGTAGTGATACAATAGCACCAGCAGAACCTGCTGGTAAATCCATTTCAAAAGCTCCACCTGTAGTATTACAAAAATAACCATTTCCTGAAACTGCTGAAAAGGTTGCTGTTTTAATGGAAGATGTATCCCAATCTACTGATCCTTCTCTCCCAAAACCTGTTTGCGATGCACCTGATGCAAGAGAGACTGTATCTCCACTTTGACCAAGTGTAATTGTTGTTCCACACTTATCAATTATATTAGTGCCTGGTTGA